AGGATAACGCCCAATTTTATGGGGTGCGTGCCGTGATCTCGGGAACTAAAACCCACGTCGTAACCGCGTTTGTGGCAGACACTATGGCCGAAATGTGGCGTCACGTTGAAACAGAGTTAGCAACCGCGCCAAACATGAAACTTGCCATCGTGCCATCGTTAGAGGTTCATTGCCCACCGCATTTAAGCCGGCGTAGCGTGATCGTTGGCTACCGCGAATTAAACCGATGGACAGCTGCCGCCCGGTCAATAATTCTCGAGGGCAGACTATTGCATAACGGCGAACACTTACTTAGCGAACATGTAGAACGCGCTGTATTGGTTAAACATAACGGCAACATTGTGATAAGTAGCCAGCGTTCACCCGGCCCTATTTGTATGGCACGTGCTTTAGTGTTTGCTGTCGCGTTGGCTGGCAAACCTGCCGCCATGGGCAAACCCATAATAGTTAGCGCTAACCGCTAATATCGTTTGCGGTGTCGGCTGGATGTACCTCGCCTTTTCGTCGGGAATTGTCAAGGCCCAGCCGATGCCACCAAACTTTTACTAGATATGGCAAACTAAACCCATGGCCCTTTTCACACGTGCAACTACCGACACCGCGCAACCTGTAGTAAAGGCTGCCGCCGGTAGCAATATCGGCATGTCACAAATAGACAACTTTTACGCGTATACACAGGGCAACACCCGACAACGTGCAATGAGTGTGCCGGCTATTACTCGAGCGCGTGACCTTTTGGCCAGCGTCATTGGTTGCACCCCGTTGAAAATGTATAACGAAATGTGGAACCCGGTAGATCGGGAAATGGAAGAAGTAGAAATAGCACCACGCAGTTGGTTGCGTCGTTTAGACCCGGCACTACCAAACACCACGCTATTTAGTTGGCTATTTGACGATCTATTTTTTACCCAGCGCGCGTTTCTAGCGATCACCGCGCGCACCGCCGACGGTTTCCCTAGCGCTTTTCAACGCATGCCCTCGGCCATGGTTTTAACGCAAGATCAGGCCGGCCCCGTTTTTTTCGCGCCATCTAAACAAATTATGTTTAACGGTTTGCCAGTAGATCACCGCGACGTCGTGCAATTCATTAGCCCTATACAAGGTTTGTTATACACAAGCCCTAACGCAGTTTTAACGTCGCTAAAACTTGAGGGCGCTCGTTTGCGTTCAGCATCCAACAGTTTGCCAAACGGTGTTTTACGCCAAGTTGGTGGCGAGCCTTTAAGCGCCGAGGAATTGCAACAGTTAAGCCAATCGTTCGAGGCAGCGCGACTAACCAATACCGTTGCAGCGCTTAACGAATTTGTTACGTACACAGAAACAACAACAGACCCAAGTAAACAAATGTTGGTAGAGGCATCTGAATATCAGGCGCTAGAAATTGCGCGTTTGGCTAATTGTCCGCCATACCTTTTGGGTGTTGCTACTGGTTCGTACAGTTACCAAAACAGCACACAAGCACGCCAAGACCTTTACGTATTTGGTGCAAAATTGTTTATGGACTGTATAGCCGAAACCCTTAGCGGTAACAATGTGCTGCCAAAAGGTACCTTTGTAAAATTCGACGCCGATGAATACATAAGCGAGAACTATTTAATGGAAACGCAAGACACCCAAATAAACGACATTTCACCAAATGGAGTAATGCCTAATGCTTAAATTAACCCAACAAGAATTAACACTTGATGCCGCTGGCCCAGACGGTATGCCACGCCGCACACTCGCTGGCCTTGCGTTGCCGTACAACGTCGAGGCAACCGTTAGCGATGGCACCAAGGTTATGTTTATGCCAGGAAGCCTTAACGCTGGTGGCAAAATGCCAAAACTGTATTTGGGCCATGACAGCACGCAGGCCGTTGGCTTAGTTACCGCCATGGTGGATACACCCGGCGGCATGATGTACGAGGCAAAAATTAGCGCTACGTCGCTAGGCAATGAAGCCCTAGTGCTGGCCCAAGATGGCGTTTTAGACGCTGTATCAGTTGGCGTAAACCCAACCAAATTTAGTTATGACGAAAACGGCACCATGGTTATTGCAGCTGCCGACTGGCAAGAATTAAGCCTTGTACCGTTTGGCGCGTTTGCCGGGGCATCCGTAGATCGGGTTGCCGCCAGTATCCACCAAGAGGAAACCGAAGTAGTGTTAAATAGTGAACAGGAACCCGTAGAGGAGATTAACGAAATGTCACAGCCAGTAGAAGCCCCATCAGTTATCGAAGCGGCACCAATGGCGCAACCATTGTACGCGCAAGCACGCAATTTCAAGTTGCCATCGGCCAGCGAATATATCGCAGCATCGGTAGTTGGCGGTTCAGTGTTTGCAGAAATTAACGCACGCATCCAAGCAGCTGCACCGAACATTACAACCACGGACACGCCGGGTATTTTGCCACAGATTATTACTGGCAGCGTTTACGATGGGCTTAACCCAATCCGCCCATTTGTTACCGCAATCGGTACCCGCGCTATGCCGGGTGCAGGCGCAACATTTCGCCGCCCTAAAATCACGGTACGCCCAACAGTTACCCAACAGCCAACAGGCCAGTTGAACACACTCGACCCAAGCACAGTCACCGTTTCTAACTCGGATATTTCCAAACTAACTTTTGGAACATACGTCACCATGTCCGAACAAGACATGGACTGGACCGACCCAGCATCCGTAAACATCGTGCTTAACCAGTTGGCAATCGCCTACGGCCAAGCAACCGACAACTACGCAGTAGACACTTGCTATGCCGGTATCTCACAAAGCGAAACCGTAACCGACAAAACAAAGCCGGGAGACTGGCTAGCAGCAATTTACGGCGCCGCTTATCAGATCAGCGCAAGCAGCAACTACTTGCCTACTCACTTTTTCGTAGACCCAACCACGTGGTACCGTCTCGGAAAATTGGTATCCACAACGGGCGAACCAGCGTTCCCATTTGTTGGCGCGCCAAACATGCAAGCATTTAACGCGCTTGGCACACAGTCCGCAACATCATGGAACGGCACCCCATTGGGCCTAACCTTGGTAGTCGATAAAAACATGGCAGCCGACACCGCATTTATCGGCCATGCTGCCGGAGACGCTGCAGGGTTTGAATTCTACGAACAGCAAAAGGGTGCAATTTCAGTAGACGTGCCAAGCACATTGGGCCGCACAATCGCTTACCGCGGTTACGCAGCTGCATGGATGGCCGACGCTACCAAATTCTGCAAACTCGTTTAATCGGAAAAGAGGCCAGTTATGGCCGCTTACACGGTCACACATAAACAGTTACTTAGCAACTATGCGGTGCTGCAAACTCTTACACCTAATGATTTAGTTGTAGGTGGAACCTTTACGGTTGGTTCCGTTGCAGCGCCGTTTGCTGGCACATTTGTTTGCTACGACAAACCCGAGTATTTATTTATTGGCGTAGACAATGAGGGCGATCTACTTTTTAACTACGAAATACCAATACCCAACCAAGTGCTTTACGCTTGCACTGGTACCGACGTACAGCGCACCACGTCTAGCGGCACTATTACTTTTACCGAAACTTGCACGTGGATTACAGCCGGGCAAATAGAGGACTGGCTAGGCATTGGTACAGCGTCGGCGCTCGATACCACGTTTCTAACCCAATGCGCTTTAGCTGCCAACAGCCTTGCCTTTACTCGACGCCAAGAGGCCGGCTACATAGACAGCCTTAGCACGTCACCTAATGGGCAGGTCACGCTTGGCACCATTTCACTAGGCGGTTTCTTTTATCGCCAGCGCGGTGCGGTAACTGATTTTGCATCGTTTGACGGGTTGGCCTCGGGCGCCTCGGTTGGTTTAAGCCCGGCAATTAAAATGCTTTTGGGTATTCCTAAACCCGCGGTGGCATAATGCCCGTTGCTTACACAGACCTTTTTAATGAGGCGCTAGACGATCTAGCAGCCTCGCTAACGAGCATTACGGGCCTGCAGGTAGTAACAGACCCTAGAAACCTTGTGCCGCCTTGTGCGTTTATAGACGCCCCAACATTTAGCGTTTACGGCGGTGGTGGCAACATTGTGCAAATGACCTTTACGGTTCGCATTATTACCCTTGGCCCAGGCAACCTTGACGCGCAACGCAACCTAATGCACCTAGCCAGTTTGGTGCTAGGCAAAAACGTGGCAGTAACCAGCGGGCGCCCGACTATTGCAATCATCGGCGGGGCCGAGATGCCAGCGTATGATTTAACAATAGAGATGCAAGCCCAAACGAGTTAGGACTAAACCCAATGGCATACGTAATTATCAGCCCCCGCCTAGGTGTACCCGGTGCAGAATTTGACGCCGAGACAGCCGAGGCCAACGGCACAAACATTGCCGCGCTAGTCGAGGGTG